TGCTCTTCGGCAGCTTCGAGGACGCCTACCTGCTGCGCACCGACGGCCCGCTGAGCATCAAGCGGCTCGACGAGCGCTTCGCCGATTCGCTGGCCGTGGGCTTCCTGGCCTACCAGCGCGTGGGCGGCGTGGGCACGGACGCCGGCACGCACCCGATCGCCAGCATCACGACCAAGGCCTAATCAGCCACAACCCGCAGCTGAGGGGGCGACGGGCGGTGAAACAGCCGCCCGCGCCCCAAGGCGCGGAACAACCCGCACGACCACAGCACGCTGGAGAACAAGAACATGACCCTCGCCGCCAACGTCAATCTGGAAGGCCTGCTCGCCGAGCGGCCCGCGCCCGGAGTTCCGGGGCGCTTCTTCTACGCCACCGACACCGGCGCCACCTACTCCGACGACGGAGCCGCGTGGGTGGCCATCACGCCGTCCGGCACCAGCCAGACGGCCAACAAGGTCTTCGCAGGACCGGCGACCGGCACGGCTGCCGCGCCCACCTTTCGCTCGCTGGTGACCGCCGACCTGCCCGCGCTGGTGCTGGCCTCCACATCGGGAGCGCCCAGCGACACGCCCGTGGCGGGCACGGTGCGCTTCGACGCAACGGCCAAGAACCTGTACGTCTACACCGGCTCCGCCTGGGTGGCGGTCGCGCTGGCGTAGGCATAACCCATCAACCCCTGCGCGCGGGCGGCCTGTGGGCCGCCTGTGCCGCAGCAACACGGCACGAGGTGAAGCGATGAAGGTACGGATCGTCAAGAGTTTTGTGTCCGCGGACAGCCCGCGGCCTGTGCAGTCGGGTGAGCTGCTGGACGTGACGGCGGCGCGCGGCAAGGCGATGTGCGAGGCGGGCCTTGCGGTTCCGCTGGGCAACATCTTCGAGGCGCCGGAGCGCAAGGTACGCGCGCGGCGCGAGCGCGCAGTGGTGGGAGCGACGGAGTAATCCATGAGCCTTTTGAATATCAGGGTGGTGACGCCGCCGGTGGTCGAGCCGGTGACGGTGGCGCTGTGCAAGCAGCACTGCCGCGTGGACGCCGGATTTGCGGGCGACGACCAGTACCTGGCCGGATTGGCGCAGGCGGCGCGGGAGTTTGCCGAGCAGTACATGGGCCGCGCCATCTACCAGCGCACCCTGAAGCGCACACTGGACCACTTTCCGCTGTGGGCCAACGCGGGCGGGACGGTGGGGCCGAACGACCGCTCCAACTGGCCGTACTACGACAGCCTGTGGAGCGCGCTGACGATTGACTTGCCGTTTCCGAGCGCGGTGAGCGTGAGCAGCATCACCTACGTGCCCGCGACGGGCAGCAGCCCGGTGACGCTGGACAGCTCGGCCTATGCGCTGGACAACACCAGCGACCCCGGGCGCATTGTGCCCACACAGGGCAACTGCTGGCCCTCGGTGGCGGTGTACCTGCCCGGCTCGGTGGTGGTGACGTACGTGGCGGGGAGCTTTGGGGACGGGGTGACCGTTGACACCTGCCCGCAGAGCATCAAGACCGCCATCCTGATGCTGGTGGGGCACTGGTACGCGCACCGCGAGGCGGTGGACGCGCCCATGGCCGAGGTTCCGCTGGCGGTGAAGAGCCTGCTCGACTGCTACCGCGTCCACTACGACGCCTACAGGCCGCTCTGATGAGGGAGCTGAACTACATCCGCGCGGGCGATTTGAACCGCAGCGTGCATATCCAGCAACGGACCACGGCGGTGGACGCCGCGGGCGGCCAGCTGGAGACGTGGGTGACGGTGCGCAGCTGCATGGCCAAGATCTCCACGACGGGGATGAAGGAGGCCTTCCAGTCTGGCCAGTTCAGCGGGCAGGTGACGCATGTGGTGACGGTGCGCATATTGCCCGGCGGCGTGGAGCTGGTGCCCGGCATGCGGGTGCTGTACCAGTCGCACACGGTGACGCACACCTTTGCGGTGCAGGCGGTGGACAACGTGCGGCAGATGGGCGTGTGGGCCAACCTGATGTGCCTTGAGATAGCCGGGGGTCAGTGATGCTGCTGGAGGATGGAATCTACGGGCTGCTCTCGACGGCGGGGGCGCTTACCGCGTTGCAAGGTGCGCGGGTGTATCCGATTTTGAAGCCGGAGACGGCGCAGGTGCCCTGCACGACCTACCAGACGGCCGGGGGCAACAGCACGCCCGGGCTGGGCACGAGCGGTCCGCAGCGGGTGAGGCTGCAACTGGACCACTACGCGGCCGACGCAAGGGTGGGCTTTGTGCTGCGCAACGCCACGCGGGCGGTTCTGGAGGGCTTCAAGGGCACGCTGCCCAATGGATTTGCGGTGACTGCGGTGCAGTGGCTGCAGCCGATTGACCATTACGACAACGACGCGCGCGAGTTCCGCTGCGCGGCCGAGTACTACGTCTTCTTTAACGTGCAGTAAGGTCATCCCAGTTTTGGGATGAACGGCTTTTGAAAGTCAGCCTCGCCTCGGCGGGGCTTTTTGTTTGGGCACGAACCGCCACGGCGGCCATTCAACACAACCAAGGAGCAACACATGAGCTACACCGAATCGAAAGCGTTTCAACCCATCGGCGCTCAGCTCTCCATCGGCCCGATCGTGGGGACTGTCACACCGACGTATACACCCATCTACGAGATCAGCGACGTCACCTGGGGCGGCGCGGACTTCGACAAGGTGGACGTGACCAACCTGAACAGCACCGGCAAGGAGAAGCGCAAGGGGCTGGTGGATGGCGGCCAGTTCACCATCAAGGGCAACACGGTGAACAGCGATGCCGGACAGACGGCGCTGGCGGCGGCCTTCGCCGACAAGCAGAACCCGTACCTGTTCACGCTGCAGTTCCCGACGGCACCGGGGCAGACGACCACGGGCGACAAGTACAGCTTCGCCGGGCTGGTCATCAAGGCGGCGCCATTCGACAACGTGAACGCCACCAAGACGCTGCAGTTCGAGTACACCATCGAGATCACCAACGGCGCGCCCGTCCTGACGGCCGGCAGCTAGTCTCGGCATCGTTACCTGGGCGTGGGGGCACGCGCGGGCAACGCACACGCGGGCGGCGGCGGACTTACTCCCTTTGGACGCCGCTGCCCGACCCTTTCCAGCACGCATCAGCCGTCGCCACCATGCCGTAGGCGGAACAAACGGAATGCGGCAGGAGCCGGGGCTCCGCAGCCGTGGTCAGTCCAGCCCCCATGGGGCAGGCGCACGGCGGCGGGCAGGCCCTGGCACAACTTCGCGGCTGGTGTACATCAACGCGACGGCCACTCCGTGCCGCAAACGGAGCGGGCTGTGTGAGCCAGCCCACCTATTCACGATTCAAGAATGCTGAACGGAGACCGAAATGAAGAAGAAGCAAGTCCAGCCCCCCGTTGCAACCCCCAACCCCGCACTCCCTTTCACCGAGATACAGATTGGCGGCAAAACCTACCGCATGGTCTTCACCTACGAGGCCCTGGAGGCGGCGGAGCTGCAGCTGCTGGAGCGGGGCATTGACGTGCGGCTGCTGGCCTGTATGGTGAGCCGCTCGCTGGCGAGCACGCGCACGCTCTTCGCCTGTTCGCTGGTGGCCTTCCACCCCGAGCTGGACCCGCGCGAGACGCGCAGGTGGGTGACGGTGCAAAACCTGCCGGAGGTGCTGCTGGCGATTGACAAGGCATGGAACCAGAGCATGCCCGAGGCCAAGGCCGAGGAGGGTGAGCAGGGCGCGGACCCTCCGCAGGAAAACGGGAGGAGCTGAGCCGCACCGACCTGTGGGCCAAGCTGCAGGCCTTTGCCTGGGTGCGTCTTCGCATCGGGCTGGAGGAGCTGCGCGGGATGACGCCGCGCATGCTGCACGCCGTGCGCCTTGAGTGGGAGCGCGAGTGCAGCCGACGGGACGAGATGGCGGAGTTCATGCTGGCGCAGGTGGCGGCGATGATAGGCAACACGGGCTTTGCGCGGTTCAAGGAGCCGGTGAAGCCGGCGGATTTGATGCCCAGCGAGTGGCGCAGGAAGAGGCAGGCGAAGCCGAAGCGGGATAGACGGACGAAGCGGCAGCGGGCGGAGGATCTGGCGGCGAAGTGGCGGCAGACGATGGAGAGCCTGCGGGCGAGCATGGCGGGCGTATAATTCCACTGCGTGAATGGGAGGGATTATGCGTAACCTGCTGATTGCGGTCTTGATTGTGATTGTTTGTTTTATGTGGATAGCCAGCACACACCAGTCCTCCGCGACCCAGCCGGTAGCTGCGACGGCAGCGGAGAGCATGGAGAACCCTGACCGCGCCAAGAAGTGCGCGGCGGCATTGAAGGATTCCGATGGCGGCCCGCGTGTTTGGCATAAGTATTGGCGCGATGGCGAGTATGGGACGATGGAGGTCACCAGCTCCTACGACCTGCTTTCCTACGACGAGAAGCAGGCGCTGGATGGCATTCTGCGTTGTGCTTTGACTAACGGGCGGGCTGATGGCAGCGGCATGACCTTTGTGGATTATCTGGACTACCGCACTCACAAGGAAGTGGCCTACTGGTCGCCTGAGACGGGTTTTGGCATGAAGTGAATGGATGCGCTGAAAGTGACTGAGCCGCCTTCGGGCGGCTTTTTGTTGGCCGCAACGAGGTGGGGCGATGGCGCAGGCGCAGATGACGGGCGCGGAGCAGGTGGCGGCGAGGATGCGGTCGGTGGGGCGGTACATCCGCGAGCACGCCGAGGAAGTGGCGGTGCGCGAGGGCGGCAAGGTCTTCCAGTTGGCGATGGTGGAGCGCACGCCGGAACTGACGGGCAAGACGCCGGGCAGCGATTCGCTGGCTCCGGGCGCGATGCGGGCAGACATCAAGGTGCGGGTGGTGAAGGACGAGCTGGGCACGGCGGCGGCCTACATTGGCCCGACGAAGAAGACGGCGCGTGTGGCGCGGTGGGTGGAGTTTGGCCACCGGCTGGTGAAGGGCGGCTACCTGAAGTTCACGGGTAGCGGGATGAAGATGCGCGGCAAGGGCAAGCAGTTTGGCGAGGTTCCGGCGCATCCGTTTCTGCGTCCGGCGTACGAGGCGAGCGAGCAGTCGGCGATGGAAGCGGTGCGGGAGTCGTTGCGGGTGAGTCTGGCGGAGGCGGTGAAGCGTGGCTGAGAACCTCAACATCGGCAGCATGGACGTCAAGCTGACGGCTGATTCCACCCAGTTCAACAAGGGGATGGACGCGGCCGCGCAGAAGGCGACGGCGACGGAGCGCGCGGTAAGCGGCGCAGCCAAGCGGCAGGCGGACGCGCAGGCCTTTGCGGCCAAGTTCGCCGCCGACCAGGTGACGACGCACAGCGCCAAGATGGTGGCGGCGCAGAACCGCGTCTCGCAGGCGAGCCGTGATTACGCGCGGGCGCAGGCCATTGCGCGCAGTGGGCTGCTGGGCGAGGGCGAGGCGGCCAAGGTGGCGGCGGCGGCGTACCAGCGGCTGGCGGCGGCGCAGAAGGCGGCCAAGTCCACCAAGGGCGGAATCTTTGAGACGCTGGGGCTGGGCGGCCTGATTGGCGGAATTGGCGTAGTGGGCACGCTGACGGCCATCACCACCGCGCTGGCGGAGATGACGAGCAAGTCTGTCGATTTGGGCGTGGAGCTTGGCCACCTGAGCCAGAAGACGGGCATCAGCGCCGAGAACCTGAGCGTGCTGAAGTACGCCTCCGACCAGAGCGGCGTCGGCATCGAGGCGCTCACCAAGGGGTTCAAGAAGCTCTCCACGGAGTTGGATGGTTATAACAACGGTTCGAAGAGCGCGAAGGCCGCCTTTGACGAGCTGGGCATCAGCCAGACGCAACTGAAAGAGACCAGCGGCGACCTGTGGAAGGTGCTGGGGCTGGTGGCCGACCGCTTTGCGGAGATGCCCGACGGATACAAGAAGAACGCCGAGGCCAGCAAGCTCTTCGGCAAGGCGGGTACCGACCTGATTCCGATGCTGAACGGCGGCAGCGAGGCGATGGAGAAGTACAAGGCGGAGGCTACTGCACTCGGCATCGTGCTGGATGAAAAGGGCATCGCCAAGATGGAGGAACTGCACCACAAGTCCATCGAGCTGCACGCGGCGATGGATGGACTGGGGCTGTCCATTGTCACATCCCTTGCGCCGGGGCTGGAGCGGGCCGCCAGCGCTATGGAACGCTTGATTCAGTACTCCAAAAAAGAGGTATTTAGCGTTGGAGATTCAGGTCTGACGGACGAGCAGTGGAAGGCTGGAATGTCCGGAAAGTCGTATAAAGAAATCATGGCGATGAAGCCTGCCGCTGCTCCGGTCGTTCCGGCGGTGAAGCCGACGGCTTCTGACTTTACGGGCGGAGGCGAAGGCAGCGGACGGAGCAAGGAAAATCAGGTCAAGGTGGTGGTGATACCGGAGGCTGATTTCGTCCGCCTGGCGCGCGAGGCCGCGCTGGCCATGCTGCCAGCGCACAAGCAGGCACTGGGCATGGATGGGCTGACGCCCATGACCTCCGAGCTCTCCGACCTGATTACCCAGCCCGTGGGGCAGGGAGCGCTGCCGCGCATGACCAGCGCGCTGCCGTCGTGGGTGAGCCAGACCCCCGCAGGTCCCGAGGCCAACCGCTTCGGCGAGTTGCGGGGTGTGATGGACTCGCTGCGCGAGTTTACCAGCGAGGTGACGAACGCCGGCCATGTGATGGCGCAGTTTGCCGGCGAGACGATGACGACCGTAAACGGGCAGCTCACCAAGGCCATGACGGGCCAGAAGACCGATTGGCGCGGCGCCGGGTTCAGCCTGGCCAGCAGCGCCAGCAGTGCCGGATTGAAGATGGCCGAAGGCTCCCTGTTGAAGATGGCCGGCCTAGGCGGCTCCAAGGCCGACGGCACCAAGACGATGCCCTTTTACACGATTGTGATGGGCGGCGGCGGCGCTGGCGGCAAGGACGTTAGCGGCCTGATGGGCTGGTTCGCCAAGATGGGCAAGGCCAACG